CGCCATCGGCAGCGCTGTGGCCAGCGGCGCTGGAACCGCACTGTCTGGCGGCGACGCAGAAGACGTCATCAAGAACGCGCTGATTGGCGGGGCCACGGGAGCCATCGGGGAGATGGTCAAGCCCTACATCCAAGACGCAATCAATTTCGTCAAGGATCTGACGCCGGAAGGCTTGCAAGACGTCGTTGCTGCAGCTGGTGACGCGGGGGACGTTGCCGGCAGCGTGGCCGATGTGGATGTTTCGGCAGGGGAGTTTTTTGACGAGCCTTTTATTGGCGACGAATTGCTATCGCCAACAAATTTGGACAACGCTTACGCCAGCCTGTCTGATTACGGGCGAACGGTTTACGACGCAGAAATTGCTCTTGGCTCAACGCCGGAAATGGCGTATATCAGGGCAGCTAGAGCAAATGCGATGTATTTTCCGGAAACCGGAAATGCGTTGGCGACGGGCGGAGCTGCGGCGGCGGGAAATGCGCTGGCCACGGATCAGACGCCGTACACGATGGAAGATCTGTCGCCAAACGTTGGCGGCGCGATTGACTTTACGCAGGGCGCTGCCGTTACTCCACCTGGCGGTGTCGCAACCGTTGACCTGACGGGCACGCAGGCCCCGTATGACCCCTATACCGGCCTTGCAGAAAACTTCCCGACGACTACGCCGCCGATCATTCCGCCCGTTGCCGACACCGGAGCCGGCCTCGGCGCCGCAGGCACTGCCGCAGGCGTGGCGGGCGCGGGCGTGGCGGCGGGTGCGGCCGGAGCGGGAGCAGGAACGGCGGCAGGCGCGGGCGGCGGAATGATTGATGTTGGCGCTGACCCGCTGTACGGCGGCGCATACACCGGCAGTGGTGCGGCGGAAAGCGCGCTTACTGGCGCAACGGCAGGCGCTGCCGCTGGAGCGGCCGGCCTCACCGGCATCCCTGTCGTCGACGATTTCCTCAAGTACCTCGGCACCCCCGCAGGCGCTGCGGCACTGGGTGCGTTCGGCAGCCTGGCGAGCGGGTATCTGACGGGCCAGGCGGCAAAAGACGCGGCGCAAATTCAAGCGAATGCCGCAGCAAACGCCCTCCAGCTGCAACGCGAGCAGTTTGAGTACCAGAAAAGCCTGCTGGACCCGTACCGCAGGCGCGGCGAATCGGCGCTGAACCGATTGGCCGGCGTCATGGGCCTTGACGGCCAACCCGCCCAGCCGCAGCAACTGCTGGACATGGACCCCGGCTACGCCTTCCGCCTGGGCGAGGGCATGAAAGCGCTGGAGCGTGTGCAGGCTGCGCGGGGCAACATGCTGTCTGGCGGGGCGATCAAGGCGGGCCAGCGGTACGCGCAGGACTTCGCCTCGGGCGAGTACGGCAACGCGTACAACCGCCTAGCCAACATCGCTGGATTGGGGCAAACTGTCGGCGGTCAGTTGGGCTCTGCGGCCCAGCAGTTTGGCCAGACGGCAGGGGACACGATGTCTCAAAGCGCGAATGCACTGGCGGCGGGGCGCGTGGGCCGCATGAGCGGTTACATGGGCGGCATTGGCGGTGCGGTGGGCGCCTATCAGAACTACCAGAACCAGCAGCAGCAGAACCAGCTGTTCCGCGACATCTACGGCCGCATGGGGGGCTGACATGCCGATCAATCCGAACATCCCGCTGCAGGCAGCGAACATCCCGCAGATCCGGTATCAGCCGGAGTCGCAGTTTGAGTCGTTTGCCAAGATCCAGCCGACGCTGAATGCGATGCAGCAGATGCGGCAACAGGCCGTTGCGGCTCGCGGCGCCGCTCAGATTGAAGAATACATGCGCTCTCGCGGGCACAACATTAACCTTGGCGAACTCGGCGCCTTGATGGTGCGCGCTGGCAAGGTTGAGGAAGGCGCAAAGCTGATCGCCGCAGACAACGAGCGAAAGCAACTAGAGGCGGCGTTTGGCAGCATGGGGCTCGGCCAACAGGCCGCCGAGCCAACTGGCGTAAATGCTATGGCCGCCGCGCCATCCGCAAACGCAATGGCGCAGCCCGCTACCGCCCAGGCATCCGTTCCAAGCCCAGCGGTTACTGCGCCCGCTATGCCCGCTACCGCGCCGAGCATGGCGCCGCAAGGTCAGCCCGCAGGTTTTAGACCGACGCCGATGCAACTGGCGCAACTGGCGGCAAGCGGGCAAGCGGGCGGTAGGGTTGCGAGTGCGCTGGCGCCGTTTGCGGAAAAGCCGCAGCCTGTACCAGAAGAAATTCGAACGATGCGCGCAATGGGGCTTGACCCACAAAACATGGAGGACGTCAAGCGTTTTTATGCAGCCAAGCAACCGCAACTTGCAACGGCGGAGGCGCGCTTGGACCTAGATAGGCGCAGACTTGCGCTTGATGATTTGCGCGCACGCCTTACTCAAACCAGAAATGAAGCGGAACTCGCAAGACTGCAAACGCAAATCAATCAACAAGAGCGTAGGCTTGCTCTTGAAGAGCGCAAGTTTGACAGAGAGTCTAACCCCGATTATCAAGCAAGAATTTCTGGGGCTAGGGCGTTTGCAACAGAAGCGGCCAAAAACGACGCAACGTTTGCGCAGCAGGCGCCGTCTGCTTTGCAAGGCGGAGAGCAGACGCTTGCGTTGCTCAATCGCATGGTTGGGGACCCAAAAGCGAAGGGAGCCGCATCGCAGCCTCACCCCGGGTTTACTGGGGTAGTTGGCGCAACCGTAACGCCAGGAATGCGGTTTGTGCAGGGCAGTTCAGAGGCTGATTTTGACGCCATGCTTGAACAAGTGCTTGGTGGTGCGTTTCTTGAAGCATACGAGCGCTTGAAGGGCACTGGCCAAATTACTGAAATTGAGGGCAAAAAAGCCACTCAGGCAATTACGCGCATGCAGCGCTCAGTGTCTGAATCGGAATTTTTGCAAGCCGCAAAAGAATTTAGGCAGTCTTTGGAAAACGCGATGGAAAGAACGCGCAACCGACTGCAAAACGTGACTGCAAAAACATCCGCCCCAGCAAGCGCAACTCAGGCTCCAGCAGGGGCGTCTTCGCGTGGCGCGGTGGGAACCGATACTCAGTCAAGTTCTGCAACGGGCTCAGCAATATACGCCCGCAATCCAAAAACAGGCGAGCGCATCATGTCTGTGGATGGTGGCAACACTTGGACCCCCGCGAGGTGACATATGGCTCTGCCGCACGGATTTGAACTTGAGCAGCCGCAGCAAACAGCTCGCATAAGACTACCGCCGGGCTTTCAACTTGAAAGCGCGTCGCCCCCGCCCGGCATGAGAGCGGTGCGGCCCGGCGAAATTCCCACAGAATCCGGCTTCTATCCAGTGCCACCGGAGGAGCCGCGTCGCACGTTTGGGCAGCGCGTTTTGGGGGCCGCAGCAGCGCCTCTAGATGTTGCCGCAACGCTTGTCAGTGGCGCCGGGCGTGCTGCCGCAACGCTGCCTTATGCGCTTGCCACAGGGCGCGGCATCGAGCCTAGCTTCCGAGAGCTGCAAGCCGGCGTTCGTCAGCCGCAAACGCCAGAGGGGCGGGCTGTACTGGAGGCGGCGGCACCCATGCTGGAAGCGTTGCCGCCCGTTATCGGCGCTGCGCCCGCAGTGTCTGGTGTCGCAGCGCCCGGCGCTCGGCAGGCCGGCCGCATCGCCGCCCAAGAGGCGGGATTAGCCGCGCAACCCATTATTGCCGCAAGAGCGGCGCAGCGCGAGCGCACGGCACTGCAGAGGTCGGCGGCAGACTGGCAACGGGCGCCGCAAATTGAAGCAGCAAATCGCGCCGTGGAGCTTGGCATTGCCCTAAACCCGGCGCAGTCCAACCCCACACTTGGCAATCGCGCCAGGTCTACTTTGGCGGGCAATCGAGACGTCAATTCCGCCTTGGCCAAGCAAAACCAGCCCAAGTGGACGGAACTTGCCAAACGAGACATGGGGATCAATATTCAGACCCCGCTCAACGCAAGTGCTTTTGAAGAGGCTCGCAAAGCTGTAAGCGGCCCATACGATCAGTTGCGCCGAATGGGAACAATGTCGGCAGATGACAGCATCCGATCTCAACTGGAAGGTTTGCGGGTTGAGCAGGCAGCCATTGGCGGAGAACTTGGGGCGAAGCGCGTCAACAAGCTAATTGACGAAGCACAGAAAAAAGTTGGAAGCGGACTTGATGGCGGCCAGCTGCTAGATAGCGTTCGTCAATTGCGAAGAGACGCGCAGGCCATTCGCAACGCTCAAAAAGTTGGGCAGGCGCCATCTCCTGAACGCATCGCAGAAGCGGAGGCTAAACTGCAAATTGCCAATGTTCTTGAGAACATGGCAGAAAACAACATTTTTGACCCAAAGTTCAAGCAAGAATTTAGGCAATCGCGCGCAGCGCTTGCTAAAACCTACGCCTATGAAGACGCCACCGACTTCAACACGGGCATGGTTGACCCGATGGCAATTGCTAGGCTGACGCAAAGGGACAACGCACTCACCGGCATCATTGCCGATATTGGCGCAATCGCTGGCAATTTTCCAGATATTGCATCGTCTGCAGCTCCGTCTACGATGGCGCAAAAAGTTGCGCCTCATCTCACTCGATCTGGAATTGGCGGAACCATTGGCGCTGGATTGGGTGCAGTTACTCCGCTTGGCCCGATTGGTGGCGGTGTTTTGGGCGCGGCTGGAGCCGAATTGTTTACTGGCCTGCAGGCTAGGCGTATGCTGACGCCTGAGTATCAGAGACGCTTCGCCGCCCCGCAGGATAGGCGCATTTTCCCGACGCCAGAACAGCCGCCAGCAAATGCTTTGGTGCCCTATGTTGCACCACAAAACGTGCTGGCGCCAGAGGCTGGGGCATTTGTTATGGGCGGCGGTCAGCCTCAAGTGCTCCGCAGGACTGCTGAGGGCGCTTTTGTCCCGCCCACGCCGCCAAGTAGTCCGCAGCAACCGCCAAGCGCGCGCTTTGTAGGCCCGCAAGCCGGGCCACCGGCGTTGCCTGCGCCAAGTGCGGAAGCAACGATGGGCACCCTGCGCGCGGAAGACGCGCGCCGCGCTGGCGTATCTCGGGCAATTGGGCAAGAGGCCGAGGCGCGGCAGGCTGCGGCAGAAGCGGCGGCGCGCAGACCAGCGGCGCGGGAAGTGATGCTGGAAATTGACCCGGTGACCAAACGTTTGCGTGAGGCAAGCCAAGGAATCAGGGGGGCAACGCCGGAGACGTTCAGCGACTATGGGTCTTCGTTGGCCTCTGCCGCAACCAAGGTCACTGAAGGCAAGAAGTTCGATCTGACTGCCGCAGAAAAAGTGGCATGGGAAAGGACCAAAGTCGACCTTGCTGAGGTCGCGCCCGGCATGAAGGCGCTGACAGACAAGGCCATCGCCGAAAAGATGATGGATCGCCAGTGGGTTGCTGATGCAGTTCGCAAGGCGCGGGAAAAGGCTGACGGATTTGCCAAGATTGAGGCGGCGGCCAAGGACGCTCAAGCAAGGCGACAGGCGGCCGCAAACAAGGAGCGAATGCTTGATCTGCTTGAGACGCTGGAAGAAAAGTTCCGTGCGCCACGCCCTGACGTTTCTATGGCTCAGGGGCCAAAAACGCGCGCAGCAAAGGCTGCCGCAAACCCGGGGCAAGTGAACAACTTGGCGCAGCCTTCGGTTAATAATCTTTCCAAGTAACCCATCAACGCCCTGGCAGCACCATGAGCCTCACCCTAGAGCAAAAGTCGGACATCGTGACAGAAGTCACAAAGGCGGCTCCCCCTGTGACGGTAGCCGGTGCCACAATCGCCGGCATGCAGGTCAACGACATGATCCTCTGGGCGACACTGCTCTACCTCGTTCTCCAGATCGGCTTTTTGCTGTATCGCTGGGGACGGTTGCACTTCTTCGGCAGGGACGGGGAATGAAACACGCGGCACTGGCTCTACTTCTCGCGGCCGGTGCCGCACAGGCTGATGTCGTGGCTGTGGCCACGCACCAGAACATCCGTCTGGAACTCCACAACGTCGCAGGCCCGTGTCAAGAGCGGGCGCTATGGGCGGTGATCAGTGATGGCAAGCGTACCGTCAGCGGCTGCTGGCTGGTGCGGCCACCGGATCAGGTGAGCATTGCTTGGCTGGATGGGGACTATTCAACCGTGCCGATTGGCGCTTTTCGTGAACCGGAGAAACTATGAACGCAACGATCATTCAGGCGCTTGTGCGCCACATCCTGACGGCTCTGGCTGGCGGCTTTGCCGTCAAGTGGGGCATTGACGGCGGCAC